GTCTTTTCTCTAATAAAGAGAAGGTCCTTCTATTGAAGAATTCGCTACAGATCTTAGTCAAGATCAACTGGTGGATACAGGGCCTATTAAGAATTTATAATCAAGCGTGGATGTGTTAGTCCTGAATTTTCTAATGAAGAAAATTCATCTGGCCTTTCGCTGATAACGTTTTATTATAATAAATTTATAAACACAGGGCGCACGATTGAACAAAATTTGTTCAGGAGCTTTATTAGTTCCTTTGATCGCGCCGGAAATCCGACCGCCCTCACGTTATATGAGTTTACGTGGAAGAGTACAACTATCTTATAGTTAAACACATACTCCTCTTTGTTGGTGTATCAGAGAACAGTCTTCATTTTTATGAAAACTAATTCAGTGAAACAACAGGTCGTGTCAAAACGACCGTGGGGATTAAAGTTTAATTTGACTAGAACTAAACTCTGACTGTAAAGTCTAATGTTTGTTTTGGTAGTAGAGTAGTAAGTAAAAGGGATCAAAATTTGATCATTGATCAGTATACCGATCAGCCTAAGAAAATTCTATTCTACAATTTCATAACCATACTGGGGCCGGGGCAACATTTGCCAAAGCCAGCCTCTATAAGTAAGGAATCGAAATCCTCGAGTTAAGCGAATCAAGAATTGCTTTGCTTAAGTTCGGGTACACGGTCGTATTACGGTAAAAACGGTAATATCTTCTCGTCTATTGCTTTAAAGACCTGGATAGGTATGTAGAGATTCTTAATGTGATCCTATATAGGATCCCTAAGGAGTCCACCACTATCTATTCAAGCCTCATAAGCAAGATAATCGAAATCTTTCTTATCAGTATAGATTTTCATCCGCTTTTTGGCGCTTCTCAGTCTATCCGAAAATTTTCTTGACATATATTCTATAGTCTTGATCTTCTTCGAATGGCAATAATCGAATCAAATTTCTGACTCTGTTATTTGCCTGAGTGCGTCCCTAAAAGGGATTATATCGTATGACCTAATCACTTGTTGATTGTCACGATTCTTGTTCCACCAAGGAAATGGATTCGGGAATTTACAACTCCTGTTATCCTTACAAGTTTAAGTCTGGTAATACTGACTTTCTTGGTATCCTTCGAGGCCAAGGTTATCCAAAGACTGTTTACAACAGTCGGATTATTCGAAACCCTTGTTTTTATACCACAGTCGAAATTGCTTCTTTCTAATGAGCAATTTGACATCCTCATATGAATGAGTTAGGTCAATTCAGGTTTCCAAATGAGTAAGTGGATCGATTTCGATCACTTCTCCCCTTCTTGCTAGTTCAGTCTGAGTTGCAGATCTCAATATTTGAGATACAGTCAGCTGATCTTTCAAGTCTAATAAGCTTTCTCTAAGAAAGATCGACTTCTTAAGTCAATCTGGTAAACCAAGAGGATAGGTGCCTAAATTAAGGCCACCCCATTCTCTAGGTAAAGATAGAGCATAACTTTCAATTCGTGGTAGGTATCTATATAGATTCCGGCAAAAGTGCATTTTGATGGAAACTTATTGTTTCCAATGCATGCCTTTGCACCAACTAAGCATTCTGTTTAACTAATTAGATTTTCCAAAAATCGGATTAGTATCCAGATCTGCTTGACCATTAGAAGACTTCTTCTCTGGTGAGAGTAGTCTTACTTTAAAACAATCCAAAAGAGCAGCATGATCAGTATATTTGATCTAGTTGTGTTTTGCATTGAAATTACCTCTCTAAAGAATTTATTCTGTGAAAGTGCACCCTCTTAAATAGATGGAGCATTTTCCTGGAGATAATTCTAAGGAGACATATTTGGCACAATCTAGAGATCGTTATAAACGATTTCTAGGTCCAATGTCTATATGGTCGTCACCGGCGATCCTACAAGGATCATTCGATGGCCATTATATAAACTTTAATGGATAATTAAAATTGTAGGACATTTAATGGACTACTCTTGATAGAATAGACAGTATGACTTTCGATCCGGGATCTCCCATGAGAACCCCACGAACCGTTGTTCAATCCTACTTCCCTTTGTCTTTAATGACTCTAGGTGAACATAGTAGATCTATACTTAGATCCACATAGGACGAGAATAAACCGAGCTACTCAAAATATCGCTTTGTGATATACTTAGCAGCTAGCCATTCAATTCAATCTGTAGAGGCTTTATAGTCTCCCATCAGAAATAGGTACTCTTCTTAGAAAAGAAGGGGATTAACAAAGTTTTATTCTTTATCAGAATAACCTCGTTTCATCGCTTTGTACCATTAAAATCCTTAGTATCCAGCCGAGAACCCGTCTTTTAAGATAGGATCTAGCTTGAGTACTTCGGCCATCATGTGAGCAAAAGGCTATAAGAACAACGACAAACAACATAATGTAGTCGTTGCTATTCTAGCTTTGCCACCTGGTTCTGTTATGGTCGCACGCCGGACCTCAATAGGTTTGTCAGTTCTCTGACCCTATTAGTCCACGTATCCATTTGTTAATAGATACTCGTACGCTCATATAAACATCATATAAGAGTTATCATCGTGTCCAAAATATTGTCTCACGAAGGTATCTTTCATCTGACCATATTATTCAATTCCAAAAGTTTCATGACGGAATTTCTCAGTAGAGAATTCTATCGTAGAGGATCCATAAATTTTTGAATCCTTGATTGGAACCGTTAATGAATAGTCAGAATCAGGTTTTGATTCTAACCAGTCATAGAAGTGGTTGGCTACATAATGTCGCTTACCGCCTTCTCTAACTGTTGATTCATAACAGGAATTACCTGTAAGTGAGGTACTGGCATTAGATCGCTTTAAAAGTTCTTTGAGATCTTTATTAAGATTCAATTAACCAGCGCTACTGTCAATAGCCCATTTTAGTAACTTAGTCTTTTCCTAATAGTAATTATTGGGTTCTGTTTACAGAGCAGTTTAGTGTTCAATTAATGACTTCTAAACTTACCAATTATCACCAGGAGGAAGATTCCTCGTTGTACAAAAGATGAAAGCACTCTACAAAGAACGCTAATCTTTTCTATGCATAAAGCAGTTATCGGGAAGGTCAGGGAACAGATCCAAGAAAACGTTTTAAGCATCTTATGCTCCGAAAACATGGTTTCGTAGTTCTACTGCGATTCCCTTCCAAAGTTTGATACACCTCATTCTAGGAGACATATCTTTATCAAGAGGATAACACATTAGTTCAGATCCTTCATAGACGAAAACAAAATGTTTTCATACTTTGATTAGGAAATGGAGAATTTCGTCTAACGAAATTCTACTAATTCAGTTATTCTGATCATCAAAATTATCATTCTCAAAAGAGAGGATAATGTTGGTTTCAATCGGCCGCCATAGTTTGGCAAAGTCATGGAATTGACTTCCGGTGAATTTTCTTAAGACTTTTAAAGCCTATAGAACTTTCGTTCGGGACCTTTGGTGAGAGCGTCTTTTTAAGGTTCTCTTACCTCGGGTTTTCTAAACTATAGTATCTGATAAAATAAACTGTTGGATTATATTCATTAAATCGTGTGGTATCATTTTATCGCCGATGACGTGTTTCAAATAATAGTCGAGTTTCGACTTCAGGTTTCCTCTTACGATGAATCCTAATTATTTGAGGGTCTTCTACATTAGACCTTTAAGACAGTCTAAATCATAGATTACAGGTTATTCGTCTATCGAGAAACCTATCTACAATCTATTTCCCACTTCCTAACTCTCTTATCGACTGCTAAGCAATAGCTGTTGCAAATGGTAACGAGATGGGTACATAGGAATGTC